TTGACCGGATTTCTTCTGCATCATCTTGACTTTCATTTCCACCGCATCAAGATCTTTAAATATCTCCTTGCTGGCAGTATTGGTCATCATGCTGTCTATACGCATGGCACATAGTCCTTCGCTGAGTTCCAATGTGATATAAACTCCATTAAGCCCAGCTTGTGCCCAGTTGACACTTAGATTCTGCATGACCAGACTTTTTCCTGAACCGGATCCACCTGCCCAGATCTGCAATTCTCCACGGTTAAATCCACCGTACAGCAAACGGTCAAGACTGGGCCATCCTGTGCTATTTTGCCCATTGCCGTCCTTTAATGCAGTGAGTCTACTGCGTGGATCAGCGAAATAATCTGTGCCCATATCCTTGGTCAGACTGATTTGCACTGCATCTTTTATTAGTTTTTCAACAGGAGCATACTCACCCTTCTCTAATAGATCGGCTGATTTAAGTATAGCACGTTCAAGTTCTTGTCGACGTGTAAATGCTTCAAATTCTTCCATAAACCAAGCGAAGTTTCCTTCATCTAGATCTGCTATGGTGTTTAGCTTGATACCAGTTACGGCAGCAATCTGTTCAGGTGCAGGCAGCGTCTTATGTTCGTTGCTGTGTGCTTTGATAAAGGCAGCAGCAGGGCGCAAACTCCTATCAAAGTTTTCTGGATTGTAGATGTTTTGCACACGTACATAGCTTTCGGCATCTTGCAACATCATTTCTAAGAATAGTTTTTGGACGTCAAGTCCGTAGTCTTTTAACAAGTGACTTCCTTTAAAATGTTGACTAAAAATTTAGCAAATTTTTCATGGCCAACTGTCGAGAGGTGTCCGGTCGGTTTGCATTCACTATCGTTTTCTTTTGCCCAGTTTAACACACAAAAATCGTGCAATTTATATATATTTTTGTTTTGTTGACACCATTTAACTTGTTGTAAATTATCAATGTAGGGAAAAGAGTTTGTGGGTATTTCTGTATTTTTTGCTGCTGAAAAGAAAAAATATTTTATAGACATTGCGTTAAGTGTATGTGCTAACATGAATAAATTTGTGTAAAAATCAACCAGCTGCTTATGTACAAAAAGATCTTCATTTATCAAACATTTCTGTTCTAAAGTGGCTTCGTTATTATTCAATAAAACGTTGAGTGTTATTAACTTTGGTTTAAGATGTTCTTTGTTATAATTGCGTCTATCTGGTGTCAGCTGTAGTACTGTAGGATTATTACCATAATACCAAACTTCTAATCTACGGATAAAACTCCACCCAATTAACACCAGTGGATTTTTATACTGTTGTTTAATGTTGTTAATTTCTTCGATTGTGCTCCTAACAATGCGTTGATTGCTGCTTCCTGCGAAAGCAATATTCCTAATAGGAACATCTAAGATCTCACCCAAGAAATCACCATAAGTCTTAAAGTCGACTGCCGCAGAATAACTATCGCCGTTAATCAAAATAACATCATATGTCATAGCTTGATCTTTTAGCAACTTATTTCTTTCTTAATATTAGTAATACGATTTATACATTCATTTGCATTGCTACATCCCCCATATGATAAATTTGCAATTTCAAAGTCTGGCGAAAAGTTTAAAATTTTCTCAGTCCAATGCAGCCCAGGATAATCTGGATCGGTTATACTAAAACTATCGCCGCATACTAATATTCTCATACGATATTAAGTTGTTTAATCATGCGCTTTTTTCTCATTTCTATTTTAATTCTGCTGGTTTCCTTTGCTTCAATTATAGTTAGCAAAGTACCCAATTGCCCTAAATTTATTACCGCATCATTTATGTCCTTGACACCCCGTGGCCATTCGGGAATACTCACTGCCCATCCCAACTCCACGGCACGATCTACCAAGGTCATACCTGCTCGATCCTGGTCAGGCACCACTATGATATCGCGCTCCAGACCATTGATCAATTGTGCTTGCTCGGCATTTATATTATTATGTAACACTGCCAGACCATTGATAGACAATGCATCAAATACTCCTTCTGTTACTATGGCTGTGGTCCAGTTATCTTTTTGCAAGTCAAACCCAAACACATAACCTGGCTGTATATCGTTAAGATACTTGGGCACACGGTCGTCCAGGAATCGCATGGTATTGCCCACCACCTGCGAATTATGCGTAAATGGTATGATGATTCTATTCTTATTTCTCGCTGGTGCAGTTGGACTTACCATGTAAGGATATGCTGTATGGTCAACACATCGCCGTTGTAGATACTCAATATAGCGGGTGTGCTTGTGATTGTTGCTGTCGATCAATTCAAGTCCTGGTGGTAAGTCAGTTTCTTCAAACTCGATCAACTGTCTGCGTTGTAGCTGTTGATCCTGTAACAAGCCATGGATACTACGATAGCGCATACTTTCAAGATTGATGCGTTCTATCTCATTTGTATCAACACCTAACCATCCCAGCAAGCATCTAGCTTTAAACCCTAATATCCTACCCGGTACTACACTGGCTGTGAATCCACAATTGAAACAATGAAACGAGAATCCACCATCTTGTATAGGTTTAAATCCACCACGGCCGCGTTGATCTCTGCTGTGTCCACGATGTTGACAACAGGGGGCATTGGTCGAAATCCAACCAGATACAGTGGCCTTTTGTTTGAAGGGTAGATAAGATAAAAAATCAATCATTACACTATTATAGCGTATCGCAGCGCAAAGATCAAGCCGTGTATTGCCTTATCTGTATAAGATATTCACCACATAGCCTGTATTGATACTGACCAATGCTGCGGTCATGGTTGGAGGATTGGGTCTATATCCACTACCACCATTAACAATGGTTATAGTAGCAAGTTGCCCATTACTTATTGTTGCTGTGACAATCGCTCCGGCACCATCGCCAATTATATCAACACTGGGTGCTGCCAGATAACCACTGCCCGGATTGGTAATGCTGATTCCGGTTACAACGCCATCCACAACTGTGGCTTTTGCTGTGGCTGGAACGCCCGGAGGATCTGTTGTGGCAAAAATACTATTATTAAAAGCTAATCTAATTAACGGATGCCAACCAACAACGTTTAGATATATTGTGCCGGATTTGTTATAATAGGTTGTACTTTCTGTGGCATTATACCAAATGCTCTGATAGGTAGTTGCGCCTTGTGCTTTAATAGTACCTGTGTAATTCAGCAGATCCATTTGTATAGTTGTAATTGCTGAATTTGGCTCGATAAAACTGCTGTAATATTCCTGTGTTTGATATGACACGTAAGGCATACCGGACCCCGATCCATATCCCTGACCTTGCAATGACCAATCGGGATATTGTCCTGGTCCAGCACCACCATAACTTGCCCGAGCAGTTAGCTCAGTAGTAGGAATGCTAAGTTCCACGCTGGGAACAAATCCAGGATATATGCTGTCCTGGATGTCTATATCTGCTCTTGCACCGGCTTGTGCATCAGTAAAACCCGCTGTGGTAAGTCCAGCTGAGTTTTTGCTTATGCTGTAGCTTGCTGGTTGTGCTTGCAATAATGTAGTGTCTGCTGTGTTTAATGTTACCTTGATGCGCCCAAGAGCAGCACTTAACACGACCATATCTTTACTCAGCAATAGGTCAGCGCCATCTTGACTTATAAGTCTGAATACAAAAGAGCTGCCTGTGATATTAACAGGTTTCTGGTCTTGATTGATAAATTCAAATAGAAGGACGTTATCAACACCTTTGGCAATAGTAAGTTTTTTTGAATACACCGGAATGTACCTCATAGTTAAGTAAGCGCCACTGGTGTCAATCAATAATACTCGAGTTATTTGTTGATATAAATAGGCAGTGGTACTGTACATAGGAATCTCCAACAATATTTATGAATAATAATGTCTTCACTAAGCTGGCAGAGAAATACCCATTCATAACATTCTGTGTTTACGGATCAATTGAATATGTGGGAATCGTACAAAATAGAGATAATTTTATCACAACAATCTATGATTTTGGCAGTCTGCAGGATCTTGAGCTTAAAAAAGTCTACATTGAATTAGCCAATGTTTGGTGGTGGGAAAGCAATCGTAGCATACCCATAAACATCTTCCTAAAGAAGGATTGGTTACCCTTCAAAGCATGTTTGCGCACGTTTACCAATAAAGATTTAGAAATACTGCATGGTCCGGCTTGCAGTCTTGGTGAAATTGCCAGCAAACGTGGCAAACGACGTAGCATCACACTTGTACGTCGGGTTGAATAATCAAGAATAGATGTATGTAATATACTCGTAATGATTGTTTAAATCCCACGAATTCATATCAATTATATCCCCTTCATTAGTTTCAATTTTAACATTACCAATTGTAAGCAAATATCGTTGCCAAAAGTTAATTAAATCCGGGGTGGTATCTTGGAATCTTTTATCCACTTGTTTATGATATCGAGCTCTTAACAAACAAGTCGGAGCACGTAACGCTTCATCAATGCTCATACGATCGGCTATCAATAGCCCGATTAATTGTGCAACTGGAATTACATGTTCAAAGTCTTTTTTACCTTTGATAAAATTAATGCCGACTTCCCTATAACATGCTCCCATGGTTTCATGATAAATGCGTAACCAATGTGCTATATCCTGACGTGTTAGTAAAGCGGTTTGACCCATTTCTCCAAGCTTACGATAGCGTTGTATTGAATTAGAAATCATTTCACTACAATATTCATAAGTTTGAACTCGAGTCAAACCACTCTTTTGCACCGGTGACTGTCTGACTTGTGCAAACCCAGCGTATCTTTCAGCCAAGGTTTTCATATTAAAACAAGTCAGTCGTATCTGGAGTAAGATTACTAGATGGTTGCTTAGGGAATGGGAATCCAGGATTTTGTGTAGGTAGCCAAGTTTTTTGTAGTTGATGCCATATAAAACTGGTGCCTTGCGGAGTATTTTTAAGATTGCTCGGCACTGGCCCTTGAGATATCGCCGGAACATTGTTAATGCGATTAAACTTCTTCCAGGCATTGACAGTAGCTTGATGCACTTGAGCCCAGAATGGTGACCTTGAATCAAAATTAGCATCAAACAACTCTATTAGATGCACAGCCAGGTCTTCAATGTCGGCATCACTATATACGATATCATTTTGTTCACATAGATTAAAGAATTCAATGATAATCGGAATTTCTTTAGTATTGATAGGTCGTTGCAATGTGGCAACAATAAATCTACCATATATACTGAATTGCCGTACAACAGATTCGCTTGCTTCATCTAATTCATTAAGGCGACTAATAGCGCCCACTTGATTAATATTGCCAAACTTTTCAGCAGTTAAAAACATACCTGCTGCCTTAATATCTTCCCATTTAGTATGTGCCGTAACCCATTCAGGATCAGACACCCCATCAATCTCCACACCATAAATCTTTTGCATAAAGACGTCGATGGTATCTAAAGGTTGTTTCCCTTTGTTCTTTCCGGATGTGGTATTATTGGCAATAAATGTAGCGCGGATTTGACCACGATTATTCATGTCATATTGACAAACCGGAACCATTACATCGTCTGGGTTAAGTCCAAGGCCATTGGCATCACATGCGATAAGATACAAGGCCAATGCAGTATGTTGTCCATCCCACCCACCCCAACCATCTGCCGAGGTTTTGTACACCTGAATTGGTTGTGCCTGCCAGGCGCGGAAATTGGTGATGATATTTAATATCCATATCGTGTTGGGTAAACGTTGCATGGTACAATCGATGGTGATCTCCGAAAGGGGAATATCAATTGCTCTACACAATGGAAAAATAAGTCTATTACTAAAATTTTTAAGGTTTGGATGGTTGCGCTTAAATGCTGTGAGCGCTTTACGCAGCCCCGAATGCCAATTACGTTGTGCCTGTGCTGGCATTGTGGCAATGGTGTCTCTAAGACGGGTAGCTAAATCTACAAATTGAGAATTTCTGTTGTTGTAAACTGCATTTTGCGTTGATGCATACGACGGATTGGCTGTTGCCATGTTATATTCCTTGTGTTAGTAACCATTACAGCCCGATGACCCTATGTCATATGATCTGTTTTTTTGGTTAGCTCTAATACTACCAAACAATTGTACTACATGTGTATTTGTTGGTCAACCATTAGTTTACCAAAGTTTCTCCATCTGTTAAGATATTCATATGCACAGTAACCAGCATTGCATAACTAATTGCATGAGCTTTTTTGAATATATACCCCCGACTATCATCACCATCCCACACTGATGCAAATACTTCATCCCAAGGACGGTTTTGCAGATGTGCTTTTCCCGGGCGTATTATAGATATAAGTGCTGCCAGGCGCGGAATCGTATCAGGCCGCATGCTTTCTAACAATTGTGTATATGCTCCTATATGCACCAATCGAGCGGCCCATTCAGCATCTGTCCACAATTTAGACCAAATTGGTTCCATTGCAAGTATCTCTGCATAGTGTTCAGGATCACGTATGAGTTGATATACACTCATATTCAATAAGTCTATTTTGAAATATCCACGTGCCTCTGCTGCTTCATAATCAATGGCAGCACATCCATGTATAGGATCATATGGAATATCTGTTACATAAATTCCCGAATTATGTTTACGTACTTTACCATCATGTAGATATCGTGCTGGGATGTGTCTAATCAACTCCAGTAACTTGCTTCTGTCGGGCAAGTCTATATCAATGTCAGCTTTCATGTCACCAGCCTGCTTTCTGCAAAATATCCCGAGCATACTCTTGATCGGCAGTATAGTCTCGAAACTTCTTGGACCAAATGTCAGAATCGATATATGGCCATACCATGCTTATCTGTTCAGGATTAAGTTCAGATAGAAACTTCTGTCCACTTTCACTATTGTAAATTACCCAAGGACTGATACGTCCAGTACTTACAGCATAGGCCATGGCATTGGAATTTCCGTATCTTAAACAATCATGCCCAGGATGATTAGTTTCTTCATTCCAAGTCATACCAAACTCTACAGCACGAGCTAATGCATCGGCTACTGCTTCTGTTTGTAAATAGGCAATTAAGTATTCCGTATAGACATTATCTGAGCACCAATTATCAATCTTCTTATTTTGCTTTAGTACCCACTCAGTAAATCTTGCTGGATTAATAGCCCGGATAGACACACAATGCCGACCAAACTTCACAAATGCACGATAATATGGACTAGCTGCAAAGTCATCAAATGTTTTTAACCGTGCAGATCCCTGTGTTATTTCATAAAATTTCAAGTATGCTTGCAATCCCAATTGCACGCCACGCTCGGATGATTCACGATGGCGTCGCCGTGGCTCACACATGTGGATTGCCAGGCTAGTTTCTTTTGCAAACGCTCGTTTACAATATTGACAGGTTGCGCTCATTTCTCAAGACCGAGGTCCTTAAGATAAGTGTCTAATTCTTTCTTGGTGGTGATTGCAGCCAACAAGTCTATCTCATCAGATTTATAATGGGGGAATAGTTCTTGCAATTGTTTCTTCATGCTATTAGCACCCGGCTCTTTTTTCTTCAATGATAACCATTCGTGACGCATCGACCCCATGCCTGGACTCACTGTTGTTGCACATAACCATTGTAGTTGTGGATGTTTATTGATTGCAAAAAAATGTTTATTAAGTCGAATGTTGGTTTGACGTAGATAATATTCCTGCAGATCGCTTGATCCTACCACTGCCGATCCCCACCGTATCATAAGATAGTTGGAGAATTTCTTACGTTCCTCGTCTGTCAAGCTAAGATAAAAGTCTCGATCTTTTTGATCAAAACATTTCATTAAGTTGCTTATTGATAGTTTATCCATCACCAGGCTTTGTTGTAATCCACCACTTCGCAGTTGCGACTAACGGTGGGTCCGACAAAATAAACACATAACGGTTTTTCACCATCGGTTATTGGCACAGCTAACATCTGCCCATTTTTAAGTTTAGGAGCATACCAAACCACTTCAGTAAACACATCGATGATCTCAATGTCTAAAAAGCTTGGACGGAAGCTGGTGAGTGGATTAAACTCAAATGCTTTAAATCCTCTATCATTTATCGAGGTTAGTGGTAGCACTTCTAAGTCGCCCATATCCGGTTCACCAATTAGGATTTGCCAATCGACCGGCATCTTAATATGCTGCTCACCTATACGTAGCACCAATGCTGGTGCATTAAAGCTTT